TGTTGGTACTTGTAATGCTAGAAGCAGCACTTGCAGTAAAAATTGGATCAGTCTCGGTGTATGATGTTAAGTAGCCAACTTCAGCGTGGTTCCCCCAATCGTATGCAGCGTTCCACTTTCCAATCTGAACCTCTGTAATGCCATATGCTGGACTTGCAGTAAAAATAGGATCAGTTTCTTCCGAGATAAACGGAATAGCGCTGTTGTACCAGTAACCATTAAACGAATCGTATACGAGCATATCAAGCTCTTGTGGATTCGTAATATTTACGTCGTGAATCTCGTGCAGGTCAAGACCCTGAGTCATACGTACAGCAATAGTTCCGTTCTCTGCTGCAGTTACTACAAATGCAATAGCAAGCTTTAATGCTGGAGAAGCTGGCTCAAACTTGGTAAGCGCACCCGGAATAGCAGGATCTGCATAAAGAACAGTTCCTTCAGTAAGAAGAGATGTATCAATGCCACGAAGCTTACCTTGCGTCATAGCAAAGCCAAACTCACCTGTATTGACATCGTCCATCATAATTCCGATGGCGTACTTGCCACTTACAGCACCGGAAGCATCAAGAGGGCCAACTTCAATCTTCCCAGAGTTGCCAACAGCACCAATAGCCATAACAACGGTTCCCTTGGCAATTGCAGTTTCGTGTCCATTCTTAACGTACCACATTTGGTCTTGACCTACGTCAAAGTGCTTTTCCTCTGCGTAGTATACTTCAAGAGCGTTGTGGTCACCGCCCCAGTTTACGCTCATATGAGCGGTAGGTGGCGCTAGTACAGACTCAAATTGTACGTGTGGAGTAGTTACACCACCAACATCAATAATATTTGCAGTAGTGTTGCCTAACGTTGTTACATCATTAAGTGTCTGACTTTCCGTAGTAAGGTATCCTGCGTCTGCGTGGTTGCCCCAGTCATACGCAGTGTTCCATTTAGTAATTGCAGCTGTATCAATCCCTGCCGCTGCACTTGCAGAGAATACAGGGTCTTCTTCTTCAGTTAGGTATCTACCATCTAAACTTACAGATAACGTGCCTTGGTCGTTCTGCTCTAGTGTAAGATTACCATCTGCTGGCTCGAAAGAGATTCCCCTAACAGTGTCATTGTAAGCAGTGTCCCAGTTTGAAATATTGGTAACTGTAATTGACTTTACGTGAGTCGGGACAGTTGGATCTGTTTCGACGGTTAGGTAGTTTGGAGTCCACTCAACCCACTCACCAGAAATATCATCGTAACGAAGCAAATCTCCTTCGCTTGGGTTTGTAATCGTTACATCAGTTAGATCATTGATTCCAATTTGCGGAACTGAAGTGAGGTATTGAGTCGTGTCAATGCTTCCGTCCGCCTTTAAGAATCCGGATGATGTTCCACTCGGTGTCTTAAATCCGTTGAAGGTAATCTTACCATCGGTGTCGATATAGCCCTGATTTTGTCCCTGCCAAGTAAAGTCAAGAATATGTACAGCAGGATCTCCTTGCGCTGGTTGCAGACTACCGTCTTTGTCTGCGTCAATAGTCAGAAGTCCATCAGACTCAACAAGAAGTGTAGTTACTGACCCAGAAGTAAGTCCGCCAACAGTGATTGCGTTTGTGGTTGAGTTGCCACGACCAGTAACAGAAGCAAGCGTGTCTGTCTCAGTGTATGAAGTCAGGTACGCGCTGTTGTCAATAGTTCCGTTGGCCTTCAGGAATCCTGTTTGTCCAGTTACCTTGAATCCTGTGGTTGCGATAGCGTAGCCATCAGCATTAACGGTAAAGTAATTATCTCCGTTCCAGTTGACTTTAAACAATACTGGGTTAGGCTCACCTTGGTCTGTTTGGTAAACGCTGTTTACAGTAACAAATCCGTTATACTCGATATTCGGAGTTACTAAATTAGATGTTGTGACAGAGTTTCCTGTTCCTGTGGTTAACAGGGTAAATACAGTGATCCCATTAGTGGTCGTTGCACCACGATCTGTTACAGAATCAAGCGTGTCAGATTCAGTAAAAGTAGGAAACTCATCAGCAATCCAAACGCCACTTACAGTACTATAACGAAGAATATCACCATCGTTTGGTGAATCAGCAGAGTTACCTACATTGTCAAGGCTACCAAGAGTCGCTGAAGTCGTAAGGAAGTTGTGCGTCCAGTTTACCCAGTTAGTTCCGTTAAACTGTAAAAGCTGACCTGTAGTCGCTGTACTAATTACAACATCAGAGAGATCATCAAGTATATCTACATTACTTGTTCCACCTCCAATTGTAATCCATTCTACGCCTGTCCCTGTAGATGACAGAACCTTTCCAGAAGTTCCAATAGACCCAGCTCCATCGCTGAGTGCACCAAGAACACCGACTTGTGTGGTAAAGAATTTCTTACCTTCAATACGCTGATTGCCGAGCGTCCGGACAAACGTGAATAGATTGTTGATCATAGACCTTATTGATTATCACAATCGTCTTCAATCGGGTACACTGGGTAGTAGATTGACGACTGCAGAGAATCCTCCTCGTTGAACAAATCGTTAGTGCTGGATGCAGCAAGAGCGTACAAAGTAGCATCACTCTTGATGTAATTTACAATGCGCTTATTGATGTATGTAATCTTAGCGTCCAGACCGTTAGAAATGCCGTCAAGGGTATATTGGTCTAAGTTTCGTTCTTCGTTTTTGGTAGTGCCAATAGCAGTGCGGATAGCTCCGATAGCGCTACGAACCGTATACAAGCAAAGGCTATACTTTACAAGCTTAAAAAGCTCAGCCTCTGCGGTAGTTAATGTCTCAAGGTCAACCTTAGTTTCTAGGTCTTCGTACAGCTCTGTACCAAGTAGATCCTGAATAGATGTTACCTGCTCAAGCGTAATGAGCGATAGCAAAGTAGAACGATCCAGCTTCTTGGGAAGTGGGTAGTTCTGGTAGACATAATTGTCGTCAATAAAGATAACTTTTACAATGCTCATTGGTCTTGTGGTATGTCGGTTGTGTTTGCTCCTTTGATGGACTCAAGGTCGATAGACTCCTCGATGATGCTGATGTTGATCTTGTCGTAGCCAACCGTAGACAATACTCGGTTAACAGACTCAACAATGTGATAGCGGTTTGGCAGAGTCTCTGTAGCTCGGAAAATTTGGTATGCAGTAACCAGCTCGTTGCCAGTGCCTCCAAGCTTACCAGCAACCATAACACCAAAAAGAGTTGGTGAGGTTACGTTGTGTGCAGTAAGAATCTTAGCGTCATTCAAACGACTAAGGATGTCTATGGTCTTGTCAAGGTTAGAGATGTCCAGCGGAGTAAAGATGGGAGCGTCTTCTTTGCTCTTAACCCAGGAAGCAATGATAGTTTCAGCCTCTGATCCAACGAAGGATTTCTTGAACTTGTCGAACTCGTCTCGCTTTTGCTCATTAGACATATTACGTCCAACAAATGTTGCGAGCACTTTTGGAGTAAAGCCGTTGGCTGCTGAGTTTCGTATGTGCTTACCAAATTCGTAGTCCGCATTGATAAAATGGAACGCTGAAATGTAGTTCGGAACACCGTAATAGAAATTACCGCTGTAAGGGTTCTTGACATACAAAATCTGTTCTTGAGCTTTACTGAACTTATCAAAAATAGCAACCTTCTTAGGTTCGTTGTGCTGCATAGAGATGTCACCCTTGCCAAACTTACGACGCATAATAAAGTGTGTTACCTTTCCGTCAGCACCTGGTTCTGCGATACGCAATCCTTTGATGTCCAGTGACTTAAACTCAACAATCTTGTTGTGCTCACGATTCCACTTGATGTAGAATGCAAATGCTCCATTCAACTCTTGCTGAAATGATGCGTGAACGATCTGCTCGTAAAGTCCTTGTGATTTGCCAGCGCAGTTAGCCAAAAACGCCTTAAGCTCTGCTCGCTTTACAGGAGCCTTGAATGCCGTCTCTAAGTCGTACTGCAATCCATTACCAGAAACCATTTTAGCTTTCTTAGTAATAATCCCAGCGTGGACCGGAGATTGGTGATACATACGCTCAAGGATTACAGGAAAATCGTCTCCGTATCCAAACTTGATGTAGTCACCAGCAATGGTGTTTCCTACAGCGTAACGAGAACCCAAGTTCTCGATTGACTTTTCGAGTGGGTTGATTGCAATGTTGGTCTCCTTTGCAACAACAAAAGTGTTTGATGCAAAGTAGTCTACAACCTTAGAAAATACACTCATTTTTTATAATAATTTACAAGTTACTTACTCGAACTGTAGATGAAAATAAATCATTTGTGCTGTCGGATTGCTCGAATGTGTAGTCAACTACATTGCAAATGTACCGTCCGTATACACGAAATTCATCAGATAGCTCTAATTTATATTCTCCACCAGCAACATCTTGCTCGGTTAAGTCAAGCTCAAGAACAATAAAGTCCTTTGCGCTATCGAATTCAAACTTGTCGTAAAGGTTGTCAAAGACATATTCTTTGCTTCCAACAATCTTTGTTAGTGAGATGGTAAACGAAATGTTTTCCATCATAGGAGCTTTCACAAACGATAGTTCGTTGTTCTGTGCGTTAGATAGTAGTTTCATAATTTAAAGGTAATAAAAAAGGAGGGGCTAAAACCCCTCCTCCACCCATTAGGGTTATTTATTATTAAGCTACAAGCTTATCCCAGTCAGCGTCGCCAATTGGGTAAGCGAGAACGTTCTCCTCACCAACGAGAGTCAACTGGTAGCGGTTCTTGTCGGTACGAGCAGCGCCAGAAGCACCATCAACCGTTCCGGCGTACAGACCAAAGTCAAATCCAACCAAGTGCTTGGTTCCAGCAGCAGTCTCAACGAAAGCAACGATTTCAGCACCGGGGGTAGCAATCTCTT